CCACTTGAACGCCTCGGCCGCCTCGGCCGCCTTGATTGCTGGTTTGCTCATCCCTCATCCTCCTGGGGTACCCCAGGGGATACGGCGGGAGGCGTTTCGGGGACCCCCCCGAAGCCGAACTGGACCACGCCGTCCACCCCGTCCAGCATCGCAGGCTTCTTCTTCCGCCGATTGGACGCCTTCTGCGCCTGTCGGGCCTCGCAGACGTTCTCGTAGTCGCAGAACTTGCACACGGAAGGCGACGGGGTCGGGTCCCACTCCCCCTTCCACATGGACTTGCCCGCATCCTTGCCCCGCTGGGCGATGCCCTTGATGTCGTCCCGGGTGAAGGGCACCTCCACCAGGCCGGTCCATTCGGAGTCGGGCGGAACGCCCTCATCCGGCGGCGTACCGGCGGGATAGCGGAAGTAGATGAAGGCCAGCCGGTCCGGGAGCTTGCCGTAGGCCAGGAAGTACATGAGGGCGTACCACCTGAGCTGGTCGGGGTCGGTGTACTTCCCGACGTACTTGCTGTTCTTGCCGTCATAGATGGTCGTCCCGCTGTCGGGCCGGGTGACGATCAGGTCGGCGCGGCCTCCGACGGGGTTCCACTTGTCGATCTGGGTGCGGAGGTCAACCTCGGCCATGGCGTATGTCCCGAGGATCCGGTTCAGCTTCATGGTCCTGATGTACCCGAGCGTCCCATCCATGCAGACCCGGAGCATCTCGTCGCGGTCCGGGCACCCCCACGCCCCGTAGTCGATGTGTCGCTTGGCCATCTCGGACTCGAAGAAGGTCTCCACGAGCTCCCGGAGACGGGAGATCAACCGCGTGGGATCCTTGTAGAGTTCGTCGTTGTAGAGCCTCTCCATGACGTCGGCGATGACGCACCCCATGACCAGGTGGTGCTCGGAGCGGAGATCCTGGACGGGCTTGCGCCTGCCCGGACCCGCACCGAGGTCCACACCCGGACTGCCCCTGGACCAGAGGCACTTCTGCGGGCACTCCTCGTACATTCTCAACGTGCTCCAATAGAGCGGCTTCTTGGTCTCCATGCTCGGCTACCCTCCTTTGGACGACGGGTAACGATACCCTCAAGCGTTCTCCAGGTAGACAAGGGCTCGCTCCCGGACCGAGTCGGGGACCTCTGCCGTCCGTATCGCATCCCCGAGGGAGTCCTCGGAGCCGTCGAGGACAAGGGTCTCCTTGAGCTTCGTGACGAAGTCGTCCATGACGGACTCCCTCATCTCGGCCCTCGCCCGTCCCTCCACGTCGAACACCTCGACGGCGGGGGTGATCTCGAGGTCGTGCCGGATGATCTCCAGCGGGGTGTCCGATGGACAGGCGCCCCCGAACCGCAACTCGACGGCGCACGGCTTCCTGTCCATGTCGTCCTGCACGAGGGCACCCCTCGTCATTGACCCCGTGTTGACCACCCACTTGCCGGGGGCGATCTCGGTGACGCCCTGGTCCTTGTGCCAGTGGCCGAACATCCACACGTCGGCGTCCAGCTCGGCCAGGTCGCCGTATGCCACGATGTCCTCGTTCTCGAACATGGTCCCGCCCTTGGGGCTGGCGAGCATGTGGCAGGCCATCACGAGGAAGTCCTCGTCACCCTTCTTCACATCGAGTCGAGACAGGTCGTAGCTGGTGCCGTGGTAGGGCACCCCGACCACCCGCACCTTCACGCCGTCCTTCTCGATCACGAGCTCGTGCTCGTCGTACAGGCGCTTGAACACGCCCGTGGCGAACAGGACGCCCAGCGGCTGCTGCGGCAGGTACTCGTAGTCACCGTACACGCAGTCATGGTTCCCCACGTTGGCGTACACGGGGCAGGGGTACTGCTCGTGGATGTCGGCCACCTCCCGCACGAGGTCGTGGGGGTTGCGGCCGGGGCTCTTGATGTCGAAGAAGTCCCCGCCGTCGATAACAGCGTCGGCCCCTGCGGCCCGGGCGATCTCGCCGACCTGACGGAGCTTGCCGGTGACGGTTTCCCGCCACACGTCAGTCCTCGACCTCGGCGTCCTGTCGGACAGGTGAACGTCGGTTCTCCAGATGATCTTGGTCATAGCACTGCCTCCCGATGCACGTGGTTCCCGGCGGACTCTACCGGGGAGCCGCACGTTGGGCACTCCCCGAGATCCCCGAGGATCTCCTCCACCTCGGCCTCGGCCATAACCAGCTCGGCCTTGGCCTTGGCGAGGTCGACCTCCAGCTTGAGGGCGTCGGTCTTCCGACCCGCGAGGTCCCTCTGGAGGGCCTCCATGTCGACGCACAGACCCGCCACCTTGCCCGCCTTGGCGATGGTCGCCTCGGACGGGATCTCGTACGCCCCGAGGGCGTCCTCCGACCCGTCGAGGCTCTGCACCTCCGCACGAACCCCTGCAAGGCTCTGCATGAGGATCACGGCGTACTCCACGGCGTCCCTCACCGTGGCCGCCTCGGCGTAGAGGTCGGGGTCTGGATCCGGGATGGCGTCAGCGCCTTCGAGGGTCTCCACGGTCGACTTCGCTATGTGGAGTCGTCCGCGCAGGTCGTCCAGTCCCCGGATGGCCGCCGCCACCTTGCCCGCCTTGCCCGCCCGCTCTGCGAGATCGGACACCTCGGCGGCGGTCTCATCGAGCCCGTCGAAACCCGTCAGCCGCTCCTCGTGGTCCTTGAGGTCCCGGCGGCGGATCTTGAGTTCCTTGGCGAAGTCCCGGCGGTCGGACTCGGCGGACTTCAGCGCCCGGTTGAGCTTGCCGACGCGCTCGGCGTCGGCAACCGCCTCGGCGATGACGGATCCGGGCTGGTCGACGAGGAACACCTGATCGAACTGCGGCGCTGTCTGCGGCCATATCTCGCGCCCGCCCGCCATGATGGGCCGGATCCCGAGGGCGGTGATCTCGTCGGGCACGTCCCGTCCGGGGTGCAGCACCTTGCCGTCGATCTCGTAGGTCGGCTTGATCTTCGGCCCCTTCTCCCAGGCCACCTTGCCGTCGGCCCCGAAGTCGAGCTCGACCCGGAACTTGTCCTCGCCGTGCCGGACGACGGTGCCCTCCTCCTCAAGGGGGGCGTTGCGGAACACCCCGGACACGGCCCTCATCAGGGCGCTCTTGCCGGAGTTGTTTGGCCCCGTCACAACGGTGAACCCGTCCACCTCTATCTCTGCGGACTTGATGGACTGGTAGTTCTCGATCTTGATCTTCACGGCCATGCGGCACCTCCCCTCCGGGTTACGGAAACGGCCCCCGAAGGGGACCCCCTATGCGTCGAACCCATCGAGCAGGGCGGAGACCTCATCCGGGTCGTCCGGATCCACCGCCGTCGTCTTCCCGAGGTGGGGTTCCACCATGGCGAACATGACGTCGCCGACGTCCGGGACCGCCTTCAGTGCCTCCCTGAACTTGGCGAGACCCTGGGCCTTGATCTCGGAGCCGTCGGGTGCCGTCCACGAGTAGAATGACCCGCTCTTGCGGACGACGTTGTAGGCCATGGCGAGCTCGATGACCGACCGCTCGTCGTCGATGCCGAAGCCGCTCTTGAGGTAGAACTCCTGCTCATGGTGGGCGGAGTCGCTGACCTTGCACTTCTCCAGCTTGGCCTTCACGACGGTCCCCGTCACCTGGTCCTCGCCCCTGCCCGACATGTGGTTGAAGGTCTTCTCCTTCTCCTTCTTCACGACCCGGAGGGACATCCGCACGGCGGAGTAGAACTTCCAGGCGTGGCCACCCTGCGCGTCGGTCGTTGGACCGCCCCCGAACCCGCCCGTGTTGATCTTCGACCGGATCTGGGAGATCCCGATGATGGCGGTCTGGCTCTTGGCGCACACAGCCTTGACCTGCGGAAGGAACTTGCTCCACTTGGCGGCGAGGAGGCCGACCCGGCCCTGCTCGCCCTTCTCCTGGGACTTGAACCAGTCCTCGGGGACGCCAGCTCCCACGGAGTCGACCACGATGAGGTCGACGCCTGCGGCGCACATGGTCCACAGGTAGCGGAACCCGTCCTCGAGCGTCGTCGGCTGGACGAGGAGGAACCTGTCCTGGTCGGTCACGGGGACGCCGAGGATCTCGGCGTATCTGGGCTCCACCTCGTTCTCGAAGTCGATGTAGCAGACCGTCCCGCCCATAGCACACGTCGAGGCGGCCACGGTGAGGGCCAGGGTGGTCTTGCCAGCCCCTGCCTGCCCGTAGAGGTTCATGATCCGGCCCCTCGGGATGCCGGGGCACGGGCGTACGCCGTGTATGTTCGGGCGCCCCCCGATCAGGTAGTCGAGCACGAGGGATCCCGAGGGGATGTGCGGGGCGGGCTCCCGCATCCTCCGGGTGTCGAGCTGTGCCACCCCGTCGTCGCTGCCCTTGGGCAGCGATGCGCGGACGGCCGCCACCCCCCTCGCCAGTGCGGAACCCGTCGCCTTCTTCTTCGTCGCCTTCTTCTTCGTCGCCATCGTGCCTCTCCTATGAGCCGGACCACAGGTGGAATCGGTCGTCCTCGCGGTGGAGGATGCCGGACCTGACCGTTTCACCGGCCCGTTTGCCCCGGGTGTAAGTGTGGATCTTCGTGAACTGGTGCTGCTCGACCTCGTCGAGCTCGTCCTCCTGGATGTCCCCGTCGAACAGACGCCAGAACCGGGCGGCGATCAACGCCACCAGGTAGGCGTCCGCCTCGTTGTGGTTCCAGCGGCCACGGCCCCCGGTGTCGACCTTGGCGGCCTCCACCATGTCGGGCTTCGCCATCTTCCACCCCTTCGGCCTCTCGGCTATCAGACGGGCCTTGGCCTTGATCTGGCCGGGGGAGAAGAACACGACGTCCGCACCCTCACTCCGCAGTGCCTCGCAGGAGTAGAGGAACAAGCCGTACATGCCCTCGCTGAACAGGTCGTGGAATACCGGGTACTCGATGCCCACCCGGTCGGGCTTGGTGTCCCGCAGGAGCTGCCGGAGGCTCTCCCGGAGATCGACGTAGCGGTCCACGAACAGAGTCTTCGACGAGGTCTTGAACCGACCCCTCGAAGGGCACCTGTCGGAACCGCTGGCGGTGTCATCGTGTAGTGCCCAGCCGAAGGCTGTCAGGCTTGGGTCGAGTCCGAGAACGAGCATTGAGGCCCCCTTGTGCGCCCCGGGGCCGCCCCCGCCTTGGGGGCGGGGGCGGTCGGGACAGTGGAGCCTACTCGTCGAGCAGGTCGTCGAGGATGTCGTCCACGTCACCGACGTCGGCTGCGCCGTTGTCGCCGGGTGCGGCCGAGATCCCGCCGAGCTTCTCGCGGATCTGGTCGAGGGTGAGGTCGCGTGCGATCTCGTCCCGAATGGACGGTACGAGGGTCTGCACGGCGGAGATGATCTCCGCCCCCCGCTCCTTCATCTTCTTCGACTTGCTGTCGAGGAGACCCCGGAACAGGTTCTTCTGCGCCGACACGAACGACATCTTCTGGTACTGCGAATCG